TCAGTTACGTTCAACATTCCACTCGATCTCGCGAATCGCCTCATGAGTCCGTCCCGCCCCGTATGTCCGAATGATCACCCGCAGATGGTCGTTGAGTCGCGCGAGCCCCGACTCCGCGATCTCCGTCGCCTCGAGGTAGGTCCAGGACGTGCCCGTCAATCCCGACTCGGTGTGAACCAGCGTGCCGAGCTCCCCGTAGACCAGGACGTCGTATTCTGTGCCCGGCTCGGATGACGTCGTCTTGCCGGAGTCGACATAGCTCCAGGTCCCGAGCCGATTCCGGTGCGACCAGGATACTGTCAGTTCGCCCGTGATGGACGCCGGGTAGCTCTCTCCGTTGAAGCGCAGGTCGGTAGGGCAATAGACCTTTACTGACCGCGCTGGCGTGGTCGCCACGACTTGCGATGTCGGGCACGACGTGAACGGAAACTCGCTCTGGTTGTTGTAGGCCTGAAATCGGATGTCGTTGTAGACGTTGATGGTCGGAGGCACCGGCCCGCGGATGTTCACGATCTGGTTGCCGTAGGAGATGAACCACACCCGCGTCCCGGCCGAGAATGCAGTCGGCGCAGTATCGAGGCACCCCCGCGCGATGACCTGAAGCGTGATGTTGCTCTCGCCCTGCACTACGTTCTGGAACGCGATGAACTCCTCCACCCCCTCATGGGCCACCCATGCGACGCTCACCCCGAGGGAAAAGTCGGGCGCGCTGACCGACTCGACGAGGTCGGTGTCCAGACCCGAGGCGACGACGATCTCGCTCGTGAGTTCGTCGATCGCAGTGCTGAGAACCCCTGATGGAGTGAAGAACGGGATATCGACCGGTGGCGCCCAGCCGCCCGCGCCGTCAGCCACATAGGCCCGGTATCCGAGGGAGACCCCGGTCACCCCAGCAGCGGCGAGCGTGATGGCCAGCTGCACATCGGCACCTAGGCTTCCGTAATCCTTCACCGCCTCATAGGGTGCGGCCAGGGCAACTTGGTCGGTCAGTGCCGGGACGTCACCGGAAGGGTCTTCCCAACCGGACGCTGGCGGAGTCGAGTAGCCAGTCCAGTCCACGGCGAAGATATCCTCCATGGCTTCGATCTCGATCTTCCCGGAGTCGAGGCGGCCAGTCCCCACACGGACCACCCGGCAAGCCATACCGGCAATCCCCAGCGGGTCCCAGACGAGTTTGAATACCGCCCCGGGCCGGAACGCCCAAGCCGAGCGGTCAGCCTCGATGGTGATCGTAGCCAGCGGATAGGCCAGAGCCGCCAGGGCACGGGCTGCGGCCTGCTGGGCAGACGTCGCATTCGAGAGCCCACGAAGGGTGAGATCCTGGAGTGAGACCTCGCCGCCTTGCACCTCGATCCCAGCGAGGTCCTGGGCCTGGGCGGTCTTCTCGATGAACCCGGCGTCACGGCTGACGTAGCCGATTCGCACGGTGTTCTTGAGGTCACCCCACGACGGCCGGGCAAACGACTTTACCGTGCACGAGTCCGCATCGAGCACCGGGATCGCCTCGGGATCGTAGTCGTACCGGACCAGGCGGATCGTCAGAAGGCCGGACGCCGGTTCCACGTACATGACGCCGTCGACGTGGCGCAGGATCTCAAGGACGAGGTCCTTCGCTGTTGTGCCGCGATCCTGGAGCATGGAAAGTCCGAGGCCTTCGTCGGCCAGCGTCTGTCCAACCGAGCGAAACGCGGCAACATCCAGAAACCCCACCGGCAACCCGAGACCGTTCTCCGAAGACGGCGAGATCAGGATGTCGTAGATCATGGCTGCGGGATTGGCGTCGCCATCGATGTTGTGGGCTCCGCCGGTGAGACCGAGGCCATTGGGGCAGCGCCGGACGACGAACGAGACGGCCTTGATGTAGGGGCTCGTCCCCACGTAGACGCGCCGGAATACGGCGTAGCAGACCCTTCGCCAGGCGGGCAGGCTCTCCCCGATACGGGCCTCGAGGTAGGAGTCCGCCGGCTGGGTGGGAGTCCCGCGGTAGACGTAGACGCTGCCTTTGACGCCGCCTTCGGAGTCCTCGCCGCCGAAGAAGCCAGGGGCGTTGATGCTGATCTGGGTGAGATCCGGAACGTGGGCGTAGCCTGCAGAAGGCCGCCTGTCGTCGAACCGGATCTGCAGGACCTCGTCGATCTCACCACTGCATAGTACCAGCTGGATGCCGAGGTAGTACTTGTAGCCGGTGGTGATTTCCTTTGAGGAGAACAGCCCCGTCTTGACCTTCTCCTTGATGGCCTGGATGCGCAGATCGCCGTACCAGGTCACCATGGGTCCGGAGAGCTTGCAGGTCCCCCAGACGACGGGAATGGTCCGGCCCTCGCCGATCGTGGGGAACTGGAAGTCGCCGAGGCTGGACGGTGTCGGCTTGTCGAACTGCGGCTTGGGGCGCAGGACCTCGTACAGGACCGTGCCGACGATGTAGACCAGGGCCATGATCCAGAAGGCCATCAGTCGATCCTCCCGGAGAAGGGGTTTCGGCCCGGCAGGCGCGACCAGCCCAAGTGGTTGATCAGGTTGCTGAACTTGTTCTGGCAGGTGGCCTCGAGGTGATCGCAGCCCCAGTAGGCCCACACCTGGTCGAGGGACGACAGCCCAGGCATCGGCGAGATCAGCGTGACGGTGTCGCCTTGGTGGTCGACGATGAAGCGGGTCTCGCCGGTGGAGGATTCGAGACGGCCCCCACGGAACCACTGGTCAGGGCGCAGGGCGAACCCGCTCGAAGTGACCGTCGCGCCCGCGACCGAAGTGACCGTGACCTGATCGCGGCACGCTCCGGGGTCCGCACCGCATGCCGCCGAGTAGAGCACATGGTTGCAGGGCGTCTGCATGGCCAGGATCGGCACCGTGCGCGCCAGCATGGCCATCAGGCTCGCGCCGGTGAGTATGGCCTCGGACTCTTCGAAGCGGGCGCGGATCACCTTGCCGCTGAAGATCGTCACCGCGAGGGACTCCTCGCCGCGGTGGGCGCGGTATACGGTGACCCAGACCGGCGTGGACGGCAGGTCGCCGATGAACAGAGCGGCCACGGGGTTGGGCCGCGGCAGCGTCAGGTCGATCGTCTCGCCCGTGTCCTCCTGGGAGAAATCGAGCTCGCTGCGGGTGATGGCCTCAGGTGCGAACACTCCGGCGGGCAGCGTGATCGCCCGATCGGCCGACGTGTAGAGCCACAGGTTGCTGCCCTGGGCGAACCGGAAGCCCTCGACGGGCTGACCCAGGTACCGGCTCTTCTCCCTGGCGTCGTAGGTCACAGCGGCGCCTCCAGGGGAAGTTCTCGGATGCGGATCGTGGCCTCGGCCACTTGCGGGCTCGGGTAGGAGATCTCGATGCGGTCCTCGTCCAGCCGGCAGAACTTCAGGAACGACAGCACGGTCTTGGTGCGGCCGTACTCGCGCTGGGCCACAGGGTCGAGGGTCAGGGTCTCGGTCTGGTAGTTCGCCACATCGATGGCGCCCGTGATCCTGCAGTAGTCCATGGTGCTGTCGCCGAGAGACCAGATGGCCAGGTGACGCCTGGCTCCGGTCGTGCCCCACATCTGCTGCTTGTACCGGACCCACCAGATCGTGGCGCTGGACTGGTTCTGGGAGACGTCTTCGGCCAGGGCCAGGTCCCACTGGAAGCTGGGCAACCAGAACGGGACGGCGCGGCCGCGGCGGGCGTCCAGGAACGTGCGCATGGCCGTGGTCTCGTCGCGGCCGAAGGCCGTCCAGGTGAACGGCCGCGATGCCGCAGGGGCGGGGGCCTGCTCGTCGGCGACGCGCCGGCCGGTCTTCGAGTTCAGGAGCGTGAACTTCCGGCGCAGCCGTTCCTCGAACGCGCCGATGCGGTTGTAGTTGAGTTCCAGCACGTCGTAGCCGAGGTAGCTCATGGCCGGAACCCGTCGATGTCGAAAGTGAGCGAGGTGGATGCGATCGACAGGGCATCCCAAGTGAAGCCCTCTTCGGCCGACAGCCGGCCGACCACGATCGGTAGGATGATGGTAGGACCTGCAGCCCAGGACTGGATGAGCCCGAAGCTGAGGACCACGCGGTCCGGCAGCACGCTCTCGATGGTCTGGACCTCCCAGTGGTAGGGGTCGGTCCACAGCAGGACCATGCCGCCGGGCTCAAACGGGATGTCGGACGTGTCGCAGAAGACGTCGTGGTCTTCCGCGCTGGCGTTCTGCAGCAGCCGGGTCTGGAATTGCCAGCGGCCGACGCCGAACGCCCGGGCCTGGTTGCCGAAGAGGATGGCGCCTGCCATCTGGGCATCGCGCAAGTCATCCAGGAGCGTCGCGTAACGGATCGTGCCCACCGGCACGGTGCGCAGCTGGATGCGCTGCTCCATGCCGCGGTACGAAACGATGATGTCGGTCATGAACCCGAACGTCTCGCTCACGGGCTGCGCCCAGTTCGGAGGGAACGGGAACGGGATGAGCCGGAAGCCCAGGATGCGCAGGTTGGTGCCCAGCGGATCGAGCCCGGTGAACACCCAGGTGACGAGGTTGTCGATCAGGGCATCGCCGTCGGTGAGAGCATTGACCAGGTAGACTTCGGCGCGCGATGCCGGGAAGTGGGCCGGCAGGCCGAGGTGGTCGGTGACCTCGATCCCGGTGGGGCCATCGACGGTGATCTCCTCGAGGATCTGGGCGCGGTCGATGGCGGCGTTCCAGACTTCGACCTCGGCTTCCTGGTCCGATACCACCGCGCCGAGATCGATCCTGCGCGGGATGACGTGGACGCGGCCGAGAACGACATGGCCGTGGACAGGGGCCACGCCGCCGTCCTTCTGCATCGCGACAGGACGCGGATCAGCCAGCATGGTGCGGACGCCGACGCTCATCCCGACCCGCTGCAGGGGGCGGGTGCTGACCGGATCGAGGACGGCCGCCCGGAGGTCGAAAGAGAAGTCGGTCCCGGAGACCAGGTTCAGAGGGCTGGGGACGGTGATCGCCGTGGCCATCAGGCGGCCTTCCTGACGGCGAAGAGCGGGAACAGCATGTAGTTCTGGCCGCCGAGTTGGTAGACGTCACCCGCGCTGAACCCGCGACCTACGGCCTCGGTCCACAGCACCGTCGGCGGATAGCCGATCGGAGCCCAGCGGCCCTGGGGGACGGTCTCGACGAAGCAGTGCAACGGAAGCATGAGCGCCCCACCGAACGCGCTCTGCAGCGTGCGCTCACCCGGGCCACCGGAACCGTCGTCCCACAGGTACTGGTAGTTGACGTACTCGTCCTCTTCCATGCCGCCTTGGGCGGCCAGGCATTTGTTCAGGGCATCGCGCATGCGGCGACCGGTCCAGCCGTAGCCCTCGTTCTCGTCCTTGCAGTCGCCGATCCAACGGCCTGAGTACGTGGCCGCATCCACGCGCACGAACGCCGTGCAATGGGTCAGGGCAGTCGAGCCGCCCATGGTCGAGTAGTCCTCGTCCGTGTGGGACATGGGCGGATAGGCGGTCAGGTCGATACCGCGCCGGTTGCCGGTCAAGAGGTCGGCGGTCTCTGCGGTGTTGAGCCGGGCGCTCGAGCTGGCGAAGAAGTAAGGGAACGGCTCGGGCAAGGACGCCCGCTCCATGGATGGTCCCCACCCCATGTGGCAGTAGATCCCCGCAGCGCGCTCGACGACGACGGTGATGTGGTCGTTGCCGTCGTCGAAGAAGTGATACGCCGATATCTGGCCTTGGGGCAGGTTCATGCCGCAGCCGGAGGTGGTCAGGTCGTAGGGCCGCGTGGGGCCTCCCGCTTGGGCGTCCCAGAAGCTCTCGCCGTCCCAGCCGGTGCCCAGGTACAGGCCGATCCCGTAGCCGCCGTCGCCCAGGTCGTGGTAGCCGCCGCTGCCCTTGGTCCAGAGCCGCTCGTTCTCCGCGGCGCGAAGGTTCACGTGCAGGCTGCCGGCATTCACCAGGTGGGCCCGCCAGCCGGTGCCTTCCTGCTCGGACTGGTTCACGGTCCAGCCCTGGGCCATGAGCCAGGCCACAAGCGTCTGCAGGAGGTTGGTGGGTGAACTGGCGAGTCCGGTTTGATAGGAGGCGGCCATCAGTCCAACCTCACGGCGCAGAAGTCGTCCCGGTCGTTGCGGAACACGTTGGGGACGATGATCCAGTCGACCGCGCCCTGGCGGATCAGGGTCTCGGCGCTCAGGTCCTGGCCTGTGATCAGGGCGATGCCCGGCAGCTGGCCCGGCGTGTTGTAGCCGTTGCCCACATCGCCGAGCATGACCATCACCGGCCACAGGTCGTAGGTCGCCCCAGGTCCCGGGTCGAGTTCGGACAGGCCGCATCGCGTGGGCCAGATGATGTGGTAGTAGATCTGCGGGGTGGACGTGATCGCATCGGCGAGTGAGCCCTCGACCGCCTTCCACCCGCCGTCGAGATTTCGAACGCGCAACTGCGTGTCCCAGGGATCGCGCTCGCCAGTGCCAACCGGCGCACCTCCCACGTCAGCGTGGGTGAAGATGCGATGGCGGTTGTCGGACAAGGACCACCTGTAGTCCGTGTCGTTCCAGGCGGAGAACTCCCCATGGGACATCGACCCGCCCAGGACCAGCGGATACGGCCACTGGCCAGGGGAGTAATAGGGCTCGAGCAGGCCGAAGACCGCGATCTCGTACTGTGTGGAGATCTTGGCGATCACCACGGCCCGCCGGCCGTCGCAGACGAACCAGTAGGGGATCGCGGCGTTCCACAAGGGCAGGTAGAGGTTCCCCTGGAAGCCCACCTGCTGATAGAACGTCGAGCCTGCGAGCCAGCCGTCCATGCCGGCGATCTCCCAGTCGTAGTAGTCGGCGTCCTGGCGCTCGAACCCATGGATGCCGACGAAGATCTCGGACGTGCCGTCGTTGCCCGGGGCCTTCCAGGCGTACTCGTGGAAGCAGGCGTCGACGCCGTCCGCTTGGCGGAACATCCGCAGCGAGCCCATGTGCAGCTGGGTGTAACGCAGCCCGGTGATGTGCCAGCGATAGCGCGTCGCCGAGACGGGCGCGGCGATGGTGAAGGTCTGCGGGATGCCGTTGTAGAAGACGATGCCCATCTGGGAATCGAGGGTCACCCACGCGCCCCCGTCCCAGTACTGCATCTGCCAGTCGTCAGGCGCTTGCCCCGTGGTGTCGTGGAGCGTCAGTTCGTAGGCGGAGATGGTCACCGGCTCGAAGAAGGTGATCTCCACTTCCTGAGGCAGAGTGACCGTGGTGTAGATGTTCCAGGAACGGTTCGTCAGGCCCGAGACGTTGAACGGCCAGATGTTGAGCTTCCCGTCCACGAGGTTCTGGACAGCGTAGGTGCCATCGTTGCCCTGAGTGGCTTCGAGCCGGCACCCGCGGGAGCGACGTAGGCTGGTCCACTTCGGCGCGGTCGACAGGATGAACTGGTCGCCAGCGACGAATGGGGTCGTCCCGGCCGAGATCAAGAACTCCAGCGTGGCGTGCGCGAACGGCGTGCCGACCGTCGCGGGGCCGATCGAACCGGTCACGCTGCCTACCACACTGAACGACGTGGGCGATGTCGCCGTGATGGTGAAGGTCTCGGCCACGGACGACGCGCCCCCGGAATAGTCGGTCAGGCGTCCGTCGCCGGTCCCCGTATAGGCGAGCCCGAACGCGGACCCCTTCGCGGTCAGGAACGTGTGCAGCCGCTCGGCCAGGTCGTTGTAGTCAGTCGCGGTTCCGGTGGTGAACATGGCTCACGTCCCCAGGGCCGAGCGGACCGCCCGGCGGTTCTTGGCCATGGCCTTGACCAGGATGCGCTGGCCGGCGGGGCTTTCGAGGTGGCGCAGGATGAGCCCTTCCTCCAGGCCGATCAGGACCTGGCTGTCCTTGGGGGCCTGCGGGTCCGCGGGGGCGGCGGGCGCATCGACCAGACCGCCCTCGGCGAACCGAGGCACGGGGGATTCGACCAGGATCGGGGTGGAGACCAAGGCCTGGGCTCCGCGGCGGTTCAGTTCGTCGAGGTGGCGCAGGACACCGGGTTCGCGGACCACCGCGGCCCGCACCAGGTACTCGCCGCGGGAGAACCAGGCGAGGTTGGAGTCAGACGTGCCGGTGCCGATCCCGCCAAGGACGCCGCCGGTGGCTTTCTTCTCCGCACCCCCGACCTGACCGCCGCTGCCGAACACCCCGGCGATCTTCTTGATGATCGCGGTGGCCAGAAGCTGGGCCGCCATGCGCTTCAGGTCGGCGATGATCGAAAGAGCCAGGTTGCGGAAGGCGTCGCCCAGGGACTTCGCGCCGGTGATCCCGGTATCGAAGAACTCGGTCAGGGCGTCGCGCCCGCTGTCCAGGGCGGTTTTACCGAAGGCAGCGAACGACGCGCGAGCGCCCTCGACGGCATATCCGAGGTCGCGCACCGCTTCAGTGAACCCGCGGGCCTGGGCGATCCGCTCGGGATCGCCTGTGGCCCATGCCGCCTGCTCGAGCGCCGTAGCCAGGCTCTGCAGAAGGGTCAGGCGCTCGGATTCGATGGCCAGGATCTGCTGCTCGCCCTCGACCTGGGACAGCAGGCCCGCTGAGACCCGGGCCTCGATCTCGGCACGGGTGGCGTCCAGTTCCGCGAGCGCGGCTTCGGCCTGGCGCTTGATCTCGTCGAAGTTGGCCCCGGACTCCATCGAACTGCGCAACCGAGCCAAGGTGGCCTCGCGCTCAGCATCGGATGCACCCTGCTTCTTGAGCAGCAGATCGGCCCGGCGGATCTCCTCGTCGATCCCCAACAGAGCGGCCTCGTGACGGCGGCCCTGGGCTTCAAGGAGGGTCTTCTCCAGGGCGAGACGCTCCTGGGCGAGCTTCTGGACGGCGTCGCGCTCCTCGGATAGCAGGGCTGCGATGCGCTCCTCCTGGGTCGCGCGGGCCTTGGTCAGCTCGGCGTCGATCTTCCCTTGTTCCTGCAGACGCCTGCTCGGGTCGACCTCGGCGTCGAGCAAGGCGCGCTTCTGCTCGAGGACCTCGAGCTCCTTGGCGAACTCCTCCTCGGCCGCCCGGCGTCGGTCCTCGTAGTAGGCGCGGACGTCCTTCAGTCCCTCGTCAAAGGCGCGCTTCTCCGCTGCGTTGCGCAGAGCCCCCATCGAGCGGACCAGCGCCAACTCGCGATCGAGGGTCATCTGCATGGCCTGAGCGCGCTTGGCCGCCAAGGCGGCCGGGTCCTCGGAGTAGTCCTCCGCAGGGGCTTCTTCTCGTGCGGTGGGTTCGGTCGGCGTGGAGATGGTCAGCTCGAACCGGGCCTTCAGCCGCTCGAACAGCGCGTTCTGCTCGGCGCTGATCGCTTCGCCTGCGGTCTTCAGGTAGGTCTTGGCCTCGTCGAGGTTGCCATGCAGCAGAGCCCAGACCGCCCGCACGCTCGAATCGATCCGCATCATCACGAACGAGAGCGCCGTGCCCACCACGTCGAACGCCGACGAGACGACCGCGACGATGAACTTCATCACGAGCCCGATGCCCTGGCCGAACTTCTCCCACGCCTCGGTGGTCTGCTTCAGGTCGCCGCTCATGATCTGCAGCGCCTGGGACAGCTGCGGCACGAGGCCGGCGGCCAACCGAGTGCCGAGGCCTTCGCTCTGGGCCTTCAGGAGCTCGAAGTCGTCGTTCATCTGCCGGGCCGATTCGGCCAGCCGGGTGTCGATCAGGACGCCCAGTTCGCGGGCCCGCTCGATGACCCCACCGAGGCCTTCGTCCGCCAGGGCGTTCATCGTGGGGATGAGGTTCGCGCCGGCCCGCCCGAAGATGTCCATGGCCGTCTTGGTCTTCTGGATCGGCGAGGGCATGGCGGTGATCCGCTGCGCTAGAAGCTCGAAGATCTCGACCGAGTCCTTGCCCTTCAAGTCATCGAGAGTCAGCCCGAGGTCGCGAAAGGTGGCGACGGCCTTGGGGTTCCCCTCGGCCACGTCGCCGATGAACTTGTTCTGCTTGGCCAGGGCCGCGCCCATCTCCCCGAGGCTGGAGGCCGACGTGCGGGCCAGAAGGTGCAGGGCGGACAGGTTCTCGGTCGAGGCGCCGACCTTCTGGCCCAGCTTCTGGATCTGGTCCGCGGCGTTGACCGAAGACTGGATCCACTGCTGGAACTGGCGCACCCCGAGGGCGACCCCAAGGCCACCCAGTAGCGAGGACGTCGACCCTAGGACCCGGTTCAGGCCAGAGAACCCCCGCGCCTGCTTCGCCGAGGCCTTCTCGCCTTCGGCCTGAACCTTCTTGAGGGCGGCCACGACCTCGGCCACACCTTCGGCCGATAGCCGGACTCGCACATCAGGGGTGGCCATCGGTGGACCGTCCTCTCAGGATATCGGGCACCGCGGGCGGTCTCGGCCGCGATCCCTTGGCGCTGTGCGGGGCCAGGACGCACCAGCAGAGGAACCGGTGGCGATAGTCCTCGAGCGCCTGCTCTCTCATCAGCCGGCGGTAGGAGGCGAGGGCGACCCGGAGCGGCCAGCGGACGATCCGCTCGGCGCAGTCGTGGTCCCCTGCGGCGAGTTCGCGGACGAGCTCGGTCCAGGGGCCGTACCGGCCCGGGGCTTCTGCTTGCTCTCGGGTTCCGGGATCGCCTCGGTGGAGGACGTCGTCGAAGTCCACAAAGAGACGATCCCGCTCTCGAAAAAAGAGACCAGCAGCGACAGGACCAGGCCGCGCACCTCCGCCTTGTCCTTGGGGTCCCGCAGCTGCCCGAGAAAACGCGCGGTCTCCTGACCCACCTCCGGGGTCCAGACCTCCCCAGGGTCCCGGTCCTGGGGTGCGATGTCCTCCGGGATCAGGAGGCACCCGAGGAGGTCCAGGATCACGCCGCTCTCGACCGTCACTTCGAGCAGCCGCCGGGCGAACGCTTCGGGGCTCTCGCCAGGCTGCATGACCACCTCATCGATCCTGGCCCGCCCCACCAGGGACAGGAACCGGAAGTCCTGCTCCACGGTGGATTCGCGCAGCGGCAGGAACGTGCGGCCGCCGATCGTGTGCTTGTCGCTCATCACGCGATCCTGATCAGCCGGTAGTGCGGCTCGTTGGGGTGGTTGGCGGCATCGGACTCGATGTCTCCGGTCATGGTGAAGCTCGCGTACTCGTCCGAGATGAACCCGATGGCGCCGTCGGCTCGCATGGACGCCCGCCAGATCTCGCACTCGTACTTGGGGCCGCGGGCGGGGTCGCCGATGAACCGCAGGTACCCCTTGACCGAGGTCTGGTTCATGCCGCGCACGGTCGGAAGCGCGATGGTGCCATAGGTGTAGTCCACCTCGATGTCCGACAGGTCGGTGATCGCGCCACCCTCGACGATGTAGATGCGGCCGGTCGTGGCATCGACCTTGTAGTCGTCGTCCACGGTGTAGGTCGGGGTGCCGCCGGTGCCGGTGACGGTGACCAGGCTCACCTGACGCATCGCGAGCGCGTAGTACCGGCCCTGCAAGACGCCGGCGATCTCCTCGGCGGTGACGGTCGAGCCGGTCTGGGCCAGCGTCGCTGTGTCGCCGAACAGCGCCATGGCGAGGTTCTCCTTGGAGAACTCGTCGCCCACGATCCGGATCGCGAGCGTGGTGCGCAGCACGTCCGAGGCGATCAGGTCGGCCGACCGATCGGCGCTCGAGTACTTCTTGATGTCCTCGCTGGTGGGCGTGATCTCGAACGTCGGGCAGTTGCCCAGGAACAGCTCGCCGGTGCGCACGCCGCCCGAGTCGAACCGGTCGAAGTAGATCTTGCCCCTGCCGAGCAGGATGTTGTTGCCGTTGACGACCTCGGGCATGGCTTTCTCCCTCTTAGGTCAGGGTCTCCGCGTCATCGGCGCGGGACTGGTAATCGATCCGGAACGTCATGGTGGCGCGGCAGAACGATGTCTCGGCCTGCTCGTACTCGAACTTGGTGCCGATCTCGTCGGCGGGGCCATTCGCGAAGCCACCGAACGTGCCGGCTGCCGCCAGCGCGGTCGTGGCGAAGGCCAGGATCGGATCGGCCGCCTTGTCGGGTTCCTCACCTGCTCCGGCCTTGGTCAGGACCTCGACGCTCACCAGCACCGACCGCCGCACGATGGGCCCGCGGCTGGCCGTGCCGGTCTTGGCTTCCCGCATCGTCTCGACCGTCTCGGCCCCCTGGTAGACCGTCAGCGCGGGCAACTGGTCTGAGCCGGGCGAGTCCAGGCGCGTCCGCACCGGGGCGGGGACGCCCACGGGCGCGTCGGTGGCCAGAGCCAGGACGGCGGCCGCGACGATCTGCTCACGGATCGTGCTCATGGCGTCCTCAGCGCGACTCGGACCATGGCCCCGTCTCCGTAGGGCAGGACCTTCAGAACGGTGTAGGCCGTGCCGCCGACTGTGATCGCGGCCCCTGACTGCAGTCCCGGCAGCACCCCGCTCTGGACGTGGACGATCTCATCGGCGGCCACGACCGCGGGCATCTCACCGCCCAGGATCTCGACGGCCTCGCGGTCGAGCAGCCCGAAGACTGTGACGTCGCCGAGGGTGACCTCGACCACGCCACCGGCTTCAGCCAGGTCCGCGAGCATCGCCGCGATGTCGAAGCCGCCGAGGGACATGGTTCAGCTCGCCTTCGTGATCCCGACGAACTCCACGCCGAAGTCGAACGACGGCGTGGTGCCGGCGATGGTGCCGATCACCCGCAGGTATCGCTTCAGGTCCGAGACGTTCAGCTTCATGACCTTCACGCCGGCGGTCTCGGCCGCGTCGGTGACCTGGGAGAACGTGCCGCTGGTGACATCCTCGTAGGTCGAGTCGTCGTCCGAGTGCTGCAGCTTCACGTCCAGGGTGGGGCTGGTGCCGGTGCCGGCCGAGGCGTTCAGCAGCACCAGGGCCACGCCCTCGTACTCGAGCACGTCGATGCCGGTCCCGGTCAGGGTCGAGGTCCGGCTGGCCGCCGGGGCCAGTTCGACGCCGGTCGCCTGGGCCAGGGCGTTCAGTAGGTGGGTCATGCGGTTACCTCCCGCCGGCGCGCGGCCGGCCTTTGCGCCCCTGAGGCGCCAGGGTGTCGGGGTCCCGGTCTTCGGTGGCCGGGTCCCCATGGCTGATGGTGGCGGGCCCGGAGGCCGCGGGAGCCTCCGGACCCGCCGCGGGCACGGACGGGATGACGCGGGCGTAGCCCATCCGGACCTTCTTGCGGGCGTCCGCGATCGACAGGTCCTTCGGAGCCACCAGGATCTGGCCGGGCAGGACGTCGTTGCCTTCGCCTCCCAGGCAGTGACCCGTCGTGACCTCGATGGTGAGCGTGCCTTGCTCCGTCATGCGTTCTATCCCTTCGTGCCCGGTTACGACAGCGTCGCGCCGGTGCCCTTGACGAACGACTCGCCACGCCGGACGGCGGTGTCGGCCATCGAGTAGCTGGTGATCAGGATCTGGCCGCGGGCGGCCTTGGTGACGACGTCGACTACGATCTCGAGGTCGTTGCCCCACATGCCCACCAGCAGGTCGTTCCAGTTCCCGAAGACCAGGCCGTGCTCATTGCTGCCGGCTCCCAGCGTCTTGGAGATCTGGTTCGTGGTACGGGCGGGGTAGCCGCCGAGCTCGCCCTCGCGGTAGGTGCCCGCCCACAGGAAGACCGGGTAGCCGCTGACCAGGGGCGTGCGCTTGAGCACGCCGGCCATCAGCGGGGTGGTCATCCAGGACAGGGCCCCCAGGTCGGCGTTCTTGTCCGCGACCAGGGCGGGCATCGTGGTGATGTCCGTCAGGTCGGGCACGCCGCCCACGGCGTGGGACTGCACGTCGGCCGCGCCGTAGATGCCCACGGGCTGCTTGTCGGTGCCCTTGCCGTGGAGCGCGCCGAGATCCAGGGCCAGGCCGTGTCCGGTCGCCAGGTCGCTGCGGATGTCGGCCTCGACGTCGATCGAGGACATCACCAAGAGCTGCCGGGGGATCTGCACCTGGCCGATCAGGGTCTTGGGCGATAGGGACACGTAGCCGTAAGCGGGCTCGGACCCGGGAGCATCGCTCGGGGGGTTCTCCTCCATCCAGGACACCGTCGGAGCGCCGGTCTTCTTGTTGAAGTACACGACGCCCTGCAGGCCCGGATAGAGCTTCGCGCCAGCGACCAGCACCAGGGCGCGGTTACGCAGCAGGTCGATCATGTCGGGCATGATCTGCTGGCCGACCAGGGTTGCCCCGCCCGAGGGCTGGGTGGTGCCCAGCACGCGCTGCTGGTCGTCGTCGCTCAGACGCCACGGCACGAGCACCCCGCCGTGGTCCGCGCCGGTGCGGTGCTTCGTGAGCTCCTCGTGGACCTCGGCCTCGAGGCCGTCGTACCTGGCGCGCTTGCCATCCATCAGTTCGGCCTGCATGCGGATCGCGCGGTGGATGGAGTAGCGCTTCTTGTCCCGGGCCGGCATCGCGGCCAGGGCCTCGGCCGAGGGCTGCGCCGGGCCATGGGTGCGGACGGCCTTGAGGATCTCGCGCGAGACCTGGTCGGGGCTGAGGCCCTGCCTGATCCAGCCGGCGGCCTTGTCGGTCACGCCGTGGGCCTGGGCCATGTCCATGATCTCGGCCGCTTCGGCGCCGCGATCGCGGGTCTCGGTCACCTTGGGTGCCGGCGCAGACGCCGCCGGCCCGACCGGGGTCTCGTTGCCCTGCGCGGGCGCGCCCTGCGCGGCGGGCTGGGGGGTTCCTGCATCGACACTCATGGTTCGTTCTCCTTCGGAAGCGGGCTCTTCGATCGTGAACTCGACCAAGTCGGCCTCGGGCACATCACGGGTGCGTCCGAAGCCGACCTTGTGGTCAGCGGGAATGGGTTCGGTGGACACCTCGTAGGGCATCCAGCGGCAGCGGTAGGTCGCAAGACCGGTCTTCTTGTCCTTGGAGACCATGTCCATCGACAGAACCTGATAGCCGACGGAGACGGTCTTGATGTGCCCCTCGCGGAGCATCGTCTCCTGCTCCTGGCCCAGCGGGATGGACGAGAAACTCGCCATGCCCCGCAGGCGACCGCGCTTCTCGTCGAGCTCGATGTCGTTCACCGAGCCGAAGTGCAGAAGGCGCTGGTGGGACTTGATCAGCGGCAGGCCGTTCTTCGCCCTGGTGAGGTCCACGTCGCCTGAGACGTGGGACAGGACCTCGTCGTACTCCTCCCAGGTGTCCCAGGAGTAGCGGCGGACGGGAGCCTCGCTGGAGAAGGACACCGGGTAGAGGCGGATCTGGCCCTCGCCTTGGTCGGCGCGGGTCTCGACTTCGACCTCGAAGTCCCGGTACTGGATGCGCGGCACCTTCACGGTTCGCGTCTTGATGGCAGTCGGTGTGTCCATGCACCCAGTAGTGATTCATCCGCGAAAGGCCGACCAATCTAAATGTCATTTAGATTGGTCGGGTCCTGAGCGCGGTGTCACCGTGGGCGCATGGCACAGGAACTCACAAACCTCCCCGATCAGTTCGCCGCCGGCACGACCGTCAGCTACCGCAGGCGGTTGACGGACTTTCCGGCATCTGCCGGCTGGACACTCCGGCTCCATCTGGCCGGCGCGAGCGTGCTCGCCAAGACCGCGGCCGCCGATGGCGACGACTTCCTGGTCACCATCGAGGCTTCCGATACCGAGGGCGACTTCACAGCTGGCCTATACAAATGGGTCGAGCGGGTCAGCAGCGCGGGCGGAGAGGTCTACGAGGTAGACCGCGGCGCCATCACGGTGCTGCCCAACCTGGCCGAGGCCTCCGAAGGCAGCGAGCAGGAGTGGATCGAGCGGGCGGTCACGATGCTGCGGGCCCACATCGAGGGCCGGCTGCCCGCGGGGATGGAGAGTTACCAGATCGCCGGCCGCGTCGTCGCCAAGATGCCGATCAAGGAGGCGATGAGCCTCCTGGCAAGCCTCGAATCCCGTCTCGCTGGCCTCAAAAACCCCGGGGCCTTCACGCGACCGGTGCTCGTGTCGTTCACCAAGCCAGGGTTCGATCGATGAAGCGACCGCTGCACAAGCGCCTTGGTCGCGCATTTCGGTCAGCCTTGCGGGAGTTGCGCGGTCAGCGCGGCGTATTCGACGGGGCGGGAGTCCACCGCCTGCTCCTGGACTGGATCGCCCAGACCCGGTCCGCGGACGAGGAAGTCCGCGGCGACATCCGCATGCTGCGGGCCCGCGCCCGCGAACTCGGCCGCAACAACAGCTACGTCAAACGCTACTTCCGTCTGCTGGTGACCAACGTCATCGGACCTATGGGGATCAAGCTCCAGGCCCAGGTCTGGGCCGGCGACCAGCCCGACTCGAAGGCCAACGCCGCCATCGAAGAGGCGTGGAACGCCTGGGCCAACGCGCCGGTGACGGTCGACGGCCGGCTCACCTTGCGCCGCTTCGAGAAGCTGATCCTCAAGACCGTGGCTTGCGATGGCGAGGCCTTTGTCCGCCTCTGGCGTGGGTTCGAGGGCAATGCCCACGGTTTGGCCCTGCAGGCGATCGACGCCGACCTGATCGACGAGACCTTCAATCGCCCTCGTCGCGGCACCCAGAACGAGATCCGCATGGGCGTGGAGATCGACGCCATCGGGCGGCCGGTCGGCTATTGGATCTGGGACTCGGTCGGTACCGACCTGATGCGGGAGCGGTACTTCATCCCGGCCGCGGAGATGCTCCACCTCTACGATCCCGACCGCGTGAACCAGACCAGGGGCGTCACATGGGTCCACTCGGTCATGGTCCCGGCTCACATGCTCAACGCCTACGAAGAGTCGGAGGCCGTCGCCGCTCGGATCGGCGCCTCGAAGATGGGGCTGTTCGAGAAGCGAGCCGACTCCCTGGCCGGCGACCTGGCCAGCGATCCTCGGCCTGCCACCATGGAGGCCAACCCGGGGACGTTCGAGATCGTCCCTGATGGCTACGAGTTCAAGGCGTGGGAACCGGATCATCCCACGGCGCAGTTCCCGGCATTCATCAAGCAGATGCTCCGCAAGATCGCCTCTGGGTTCAGCGTCTTCTACAACGTGCTCGCCAACGACGCCGAGGGCGTCAGCTATTCCACCATGCGCAGCTTCGCGCTAGTCGAACGAGACGACTGGCGCTCCATCCAGCAGGACTTCATCGACATGTGGCGGCGACCGCTGTATGCGGCCTGGCTCGGCATGGCGTTGCTCACGGGCAGCCTGAAGCTCTCCTCCCGCGATCCCTCCCGCTACATGGCCGTCCGGCATCGTCCTCGTGGCTGGCAGTGGATCGACCCCGAGAAGGAAGCCAAGGCCGCGGTGCTCTCGATCCAGAACGGTCTGGGCACCAGGACGGGATTCCTGGCTGAAAAGGGTGAGGACATCGAGGACGTCTTCGCCGAACTGGCGCGCGAGCAGGCGCTGGCCAAGGAGTACGGCCTGTCGATTTTCGGGGAGCCGGTACCGGCGGAGGAACCCAAGGAAGAGCAGCCCAAGGACTCCGAGGATCCGGAAGAAGAGAAGGACGAGGATCAGGCCGAAGTCGAGGACGAGGTGAATGCGTAGGGAGTGCTTCGCCGAAGCTCCGCGGCCTGACAGGTGCCCCAGACGAGGGGCGGAACGGAGAGGTTGGAACGTGAGAACGAAGATCATCTGCTTGGTGCTGCTGGTCGTGGCCGCGGCATGGCTTCCTCTGCTGGGCCTGGCCGCACAGGACGGTGCGGTCGCCGAAGCCACGGGCTGGGTGCCATTCTACGGTACTGGCCCGGTTGGGTCGAAGCAGGCGCACATCCTCGACATGTACGCGTTGCCTGACCTGGGGACGGTCACCATGTCGTTCTGGGTCTACGACGACGCGGCGCATACCTGGTCACGGCTCAAACCGAAGGCAGCGCTCGGAGACTCGGTCTTCACCCTGAGAGAGGGCCTGCCTGTGCGCTTCATCTTCGAGCCGAACGCTCCGGACGCAGCCTTTCTCTCGGGCGATGGCCGTGCTGACATGATGTGGGAGTAGGCGGTCATGAGGACGCGGATTCTCATGACGGTCATCCTCATCTTGGTCGCGGAGGCCGTGCCCACGACGGTGTCTGCTCAGTACGGCGGTTCGGTGCACAACGGCGGCTGGGCCAACGGGACGGGTGTGCTTCTGCCGCCGCGTTTGGCGACGATTGCGCCAGACCCGATCCTCCTGGCCCTCTTGCCTCAGACGTCGTACACGGCGGGTGGTTCGAATGCCTTTGCCTACCTGTACCTGAATGCCCCGTTGTCCGAGGCCAGGGCGAGGATTCGGGTGGTCCGTCTCAGCGATTCGGCGGTCGTTGCGACAAGTGGTTGGACGGGCACGCTGGACAATCGAGTGACCATCGCCGGGTTGGTGGTCGGGACGACTTACCGCGTTGAGGTGGAACTCCAGGCACTGACTCCGGCGTGGCTGAGCGTGTCGTGGACGACATTGGTCGCTTCGTATGTCCAGCCGGGCAAGAACGATCCCCCCTTCGACTACGACTTGCAGGGATGAAAGGCTGTCAATGGAACTGACACTCGAGGTAGCACGCAGCTTGGGACTTGGTGGACTCGGACTCATGGCGACAATGCTGGCCGTGAAGCTGGCCATCCAGACCGTCGACCTCGCCCGAAACCAGCTGTGGAGGCGCAACGGCAGCAACGGAACGAAGGTCGCCTTCGATGAGCTCAAGGTCGTGTGTCCGCTGGCCCCGGGCCGACACTCCCTCGACGACGTCCACGAGGTCCTGATCCAGATCCGAAGCGGGATGGAACGGCTCAACGAGACCCAGAAGGAGATCGAGACCGACATGAAGGACCGCAGCCAGCGGTTGTGCGACATCCTCGGGGCGCTGCGCCTCGAGCTGGCCCGAAGGGAGGCCTGACGTGACCAGCAGAGAGCTCTTCGACCGGGCGATCGAGGTCGTCCTCGAGCATGAGGGGGACACCTACACCGACAACCCTGTCGATCGGGGTGGACCCACGAAGTTCGGGATCGCCCAGCGTTGGAACCCGGATTTGGACGTGGCGAGCCTCACTCGAGCGCAAGCCGTCGAGGTCTACTGGGAGCGCTACTGGCGCGGTCATCGATACGAGTTCCTGCCCGAGGCGATCGCCATCAAGGTCTTCGATCTGGCCGTCAACCTCGGCAACAAGACGGCGGTGACGTGCCTCCAGCGCGCGCTTCAGGCCTGCGGTCTGCGGGTAGTGATCGACGGAATTCTGGGCACCGAGACCTGTGGGGCTGCGGAGCAAGCCGACCAGAAGGCGTTGATGGCAGCTCTGAGATCCGAGGCCGCGGGCGAGTACCGGCTCCGGGTGGCCCGAAGCGCGGATCAGATCGTGTTCCAGGGCGGGTGGCTGAACCGGGCTTATGCCTGAGAGGAGAGTGCAATGGTTGGAGAAATCCTGGGCATCCTGGGGAAAGTCGCTGGCGGAGTCGCCGACCGCATCTTCCCGGACCCGGAGCAGGAACTGAAGCGGATCGAACTGCAGCAGGCGCTGCAGGCGGCCGTCCTGGAGCGGACCTCGGAGATCGAGCGGGCGGCCGCCGAGGTCGTCAAGGCGGAGGCGCAGGGCCAAAGCTGGCTTCAGCGGACCTGGCGGCCGATCACGATGCTCGTGTTCGTCGCGCTGATCGTGGCCCGCTGGCTGGGGTGGTCGGCCCCGAACCTGGGCGAGGCCGAGGTCCTGAAGCTCTGGGACATCGTCGAAATCGGCCTCGGTGGGTACGTGATCGGACGGTCGGCGGAGAAGGTGCTGCCGGGGATCGTCGGTTCACTCAAGAAGAGCTAACTCCTTCAATCGATTGCGACTCGGCACGGGGACCGCCCCCAGACGGAGGCGGGGCTGAGCATGCATTTCTGTCTTGACAAAAACTATCAGTAACTGACAATAAGCCCTCGTCATCTATCCGAGCCGCTTCCCCGCAGTCGGAGTTCTACATGATGGCTGAACCGTCAGGCGATGTTCTCACGATTGATGAACTCGCCGTATACCTTAAAATTCCGAAGTCAACGCTCTACAAGCTTGTGCGGGAGGGGTCTGTCCCTTGCCAGAAGGTCGGCAAGCACTGGCGATTCCACAGGGACGCCATCGATGATTGGTTGAAAGGACGCCCTGCTGTAACGCCAAGCAAGAGGTTAACCGCGCCAGGTTAACCAACTGAAGAAGTAACGCCACATGTACTCCGCCACACCTGGGCTACCCTCGCAATCCCAAAGGGGGACAAGCTTGACCGGCGTTCAGTGCATTCTCGGGCATGGGAGATTGACCACAATCGCCATCTACCTCAATCTGGCCGACGCCACATCGTGCAAGAATAAGGGGCCAAATAGTGAAGCAACGTAGGGACCTACGGCAACAAGACACCGCAGAAAAGCTTGTTCGGATACAAGAGATGGCTTCCTTGTCTCTTTCAGATATTGCAGTGCTGCTGGGAGCGTCACTTGCCTCAACTGTACGCTGGCAAAGGGGCGACGTGCATCCCAGCCGGGATACAGAACGTAAAATCGACGACCTATTAGATCAGGCGACTAATGGCACGATTCCTACCATGAGACACGCATCTCTGTCGCACGTATTTGCGTCCCGAGGCGTCAGAACAAAGCCGGAACCGCTTTTTGATCATGACATCAAGATCTCCCTAGGCTCTGCGTCAGCACTTTCTTCTGTCCGGCCTGGCGTCAAGGGTTTTTGGGGGAGCAATCAAGCTATCCTAAGCGAACTGCTTTCAGACCATGAGCATGCCGCGAAGACCCTTCCTGTAGCAAGCCTTGGTGGCATGTCTGCGGGCAAGAACACCTATACATATGATGCCCATACGTATCACACTAAGGTTCCGCCTCAAGGTATCGCGGAAGTAATGTCGCGTTATCTGCCAAATGGTGGTCTCGTTCTTGATCCATTTGCTGGAAGTGGCATGACGGGCGTGGCAGCACGTGTTCTCGGCCTCGATGTAATACTCAATGAATTGTCGCCAGCGGCTTCGTTCATCGCTGATCGCTTTACGTCATCACTTTCGCCGGCGATCTATTCGAGCGCCGTTGAAGCAGTCATACAAGAACTGCAGCCACTGCGTGCTCGCCTTTACCAAACCACTTGTCGTGAGTGCGGCCAGTTCACCGAAATCCTCTACACGGTCTGGTCATATCGTGTCACATGCTACGATTGCGGACACGAGTTTGTCCTTTGGGACCATTGCCGGCGATATGGAAACACCGTCAGAGAGCATAAGATCCTCTCGGCGTTCCCCTGCCCAGCCTGCGCCGCTCTCTTGAAAAAATCTCGACTCGCTCGAAGTTACGCCGTGCCTGTGTTGCTCGGCTACAAGTGCTGCTCGCGAACACAGATTGAGCATCCGCTAACCGAATCGGACTTGGCTCTTATCAACGATATTGATGACAGCGTGCCTCTCGCTGACGGATTCTATCCGGAAACTGTCTTGCCGGATGGAGTAAATCTATCTCAACCCAAACGACATGGCTTTTTGGAGGTCAAGGATTTCTACACGACCAGAAACCTGACCGCTTTGAGTCACCTCTGGAAAACTATTCACCGCGTCAATGACCGTACTGCCGCAGCCTTTCTCGCCTTCGCATTCACCTCGCTATATCAAAGGGTTACACGCCTATCTGAATATCGGTTTTGGGGGGGGAGTGGCAACACTGCCAACTACAACGTTCCCTATATCTTCAATGAAGCAAATGTATTTGTCACGTTTGCGCGCAAGGCCAAGTCCATTCGGGACCACCTCGCAACGACCGCGACGCGCTATCGGGGGCGCGCCCTTGTTCGCACCGGCAGCGCAACAAATATATCATTTCTCCCGGACGACTCCATCGATTTCATTTTCACGGACCCGCCATTCGGCGCTAACATCAATTACAGTGAAATGAATCTGTTATGGGAATCTTGGCTTGGTGCTTTTACCGATTGCGTGGAGGAGGCCATCGTAAACCGAACGCAGGGTAAAGGCGTGACCGAATACGGTGACCTGATGCGCCAGAGTCTGCGAGAATGTTATCGAGTGTTGAGGCCTGGTCACTGGATGGTTCTCGTATTCATGAATTCAAATGCTTCTGTTTGGGAGGCCCTCAAGTCTGCAATCGTCGATAGTGGGTTTGTACTCGAATCAGCAGAAATATTCGACAAGCAACACGCAACGTTTAAGCAGCTCGTAAGCGAAAATACCGCGGGTAGTGATCTATTGCTACATTGTCGGAAAGCGGGCTCTAGCAGTAGTGCAAGAAACACTCCGATGGCGGATTCTGTCGCGCGTTCGATTCCGGTCTATCTCGATCAAAGAGAAGGTCAGATTCCTACGTTGCCATATCTCCACGTCAAGCGTAGCACGGAAGTTGATTATCGCACTCTGTATAGTGAATGGCTCAGTCAAGTTCTCCTTAGCTCGACACCGCCTATTGGCTTTGCTGACTTCCGAAGGATCGCATCTGACCACATCTCTAAGCGAGGCATGTCCCGATGAGCTCTCTTCCTGCGTTCTCTGTAACGGAATACCAATCCGCCAAGCGGATTCTTGCCACACAGGTTGCCCTAATGATGGGTCGCAAGCTTGAAGAGGGGGACTGGACCCATGTGTATTGTAATTCCAAGGGGATTCCCGACACCGGCTGGAGCAATTTGCATATCGATATTGCGCATGAAGGCTTAGGTGTCGAATTAAAGATGCTTCGTTGTGCGCAGCTCAAAGGACGCCCTCTAAAGTCCGTCTGTGGAACGACACTCATGCATCCTGCTGCAACACGATCAATTCGAATCGACGACCCAGAGAGAGAAGCAAACAAAGTAAAGGACGATGTTCTCTACCAATACGCAGAACTCATAAACGAAAGATCTCTTCGCGTCGCCCGAACCGGGTCCAGCGGCCGAGCAGATATGCGAACGGGATGGCTAATTTGGGAAGACACACTGACCGAGTTCCTATATTTCGAGGAGCCAATGATCGCCCCAGATCCGACTGATTTCTACGCCGAGTGGAATATTACGCCTGCGCGTGGGATCCGAAAATCCAGCAAGAGCCTTTGGGTTTACGAGGTGGGAACGAATCGCAAGCGGTATTCCGTTACCACAACTGCGGGAATTAAGATTCAGCCGTATTTTGATGTCCCACCGCCCTCAGACCCGAACCTCTACTATTTCCGTGTCCAGAGCGAGGCGCTTGATGCCGACACCATTCGGTTATGGATTCTTCCGAGCACAGCGCGAGCTCTTGAGAGCCGCCTCGGAATCCTCAATAAAGAATCCCTAAGTGGGGCCATATTGACTAATGCGGCTGCACTTGCGGCGGCAATTCCGGCAGACGCGCCAGACGATGGGCTCGCTGTTCCTGTTTTGATTTCTATGCGCGCTTACGAAGTCTTGGTTGGACTGTGGGAGGCGGTTAGCGATGAGCATCGTGCGCAAACACTCGCACGGGCTTTAGCATCCCTTCCGAAATAGCAGGTCCTCTACAGTCCCCCGCTCCGAGAGGGGGGTATATGGAGTCGTTTCTGGGCATTGTTCAGTGAAGTCAAGTTGGCCCCCGCCGACACCACGCGAGCAGCCGGCACCGCGTGGTTTCAATCTCGTCGGGCCTGCCGGGATCGATATTTAGCCGGCATCCAACGGACAGATATCCTCGGGACACTGTAACTCGCATTGTAGCAATTGATTGTCGTATCTGTGTTGTCAGAGGATATTCTATCGACCCGAAACCAAACCTCGGGATGATTTCGATAGCGGTTACGTTTGGGGAGCCATCTTTTTTTGCCTCGAACCCGGGTGGGGAGAGGTTAACAGCAGCCCTGGTCCGGTGAGGATCGGGGTTTTTGTATGTCTTTGTGGCGGAATGGCTTACGTGTCTGAGAATCGGGTTTGGAAGGTCTCTTGGGGACAGGATAAAAGAGAGAGGTCGCTGGGCTCGAAATCCGGACGCGGGGGTGTCTCGGAGTCTCGGAATCCTGCACGGAGGGCTATTTTGGTTAACAGCCAGCGCAGGGTCAGGCGGTACATCCAGAGCGCGGAGCGGTATATGCGATAGTCGACGATCGGGTGTGGACCTGGACGAGCCCGAGTGGGATAATCACTGCCAGGACGTCCGGAGGCTACACCGCCAGGCGGGATGTCCTGCGGGATGGTTTGGGTATTGAGTGCTGTTTAATTCACGTTGGCCGGAAGCCTGGGGGGCTGCTGAATCACGTTGGGCTAGTGGGAGGGTTCCTGGTGAGTGTCTCGAAGCGATGTTCTTTATGCGCAGTAGTCGTCTCCGGGGACGCCCAGAGGGCCGCCAAGTGGGTCCGTCACTCCTATCCTGTCTTGGCAGCTGAAGGCGGGGTTCGAATCCTGCTCGTCCCGTGGGGCAAAAATTCTGAAGCAGTGATCCGCGAATTCCCGCCCGTCGTGCAGGTCAAACGAGCGCAACTCGAGAACCATACGCTCGAGGACAATCTCAACTTGGCGCTGGTGAGCCTGCTCGAATCCCCGCCTGACCTGGTTGCGTTCCTCGATGATGATACCTATCTGCGCTCTAACTGGGCGCGGGCAATGTTGCAATCGGCTGAAGAGGACAAGGATGCGGGCGCGTTTGCAAGCGTCGTATTCTCGGCGACCAGCGGGAAGCTGCAGAGTCAGGGGCATGCGTTTGTAAATGCTGCGCCGCGCGACCGCGGATTTAATGGGAAGGGTCTTACGTGTCCCCTGCTCGGTCCCTGTAGCAATAGCGCGGTCGTGCGGTGGTCGGCGATCGCGGGAATCCGTGATGTACACCCTCAAGTGTGGGACCCGCTGTTCAATCAGCGACAGACCTGTTTTGACTTCGGCCTCAAGCTAGCGCTTACGGGCGTGCGTTCCCTGATCGTCGAGGCGGCTGAAGCGGACCATGAAGGGTACCTATCGACTGGCACTGAATGGCCGTACATGCGTGCAGCGGAGGAGGTCCGGCTGCAGCTGTCGCGGCGATACCTCCTGTATGCCAAGTTCCTATCGGGGAGGGCGTACAAGTGCGCGGTCCGTGCGCTCGAAGACCGGATTCCGCGCTGGCGTCGGGACGGCTATCCACACTTCCACCAAGTGGTGGGCGATGCAGTGGACGAGGTTCACGCTGCCGCAGTCGTCGAGGCTCGACGGCTAATGAGCTCGCTGTTGACGTCGGCGTGGCGTACCCTTATGGAGCGCCGGTCTGATCAGTTCGACCTGCTCGGGCTCGGTGATCCTGGCTGTTGCCTCCCAACAGCAACGTGCAAATGACCGGCTCGGCTGGGAAGCCCCGCACAGAGCACGGGCCGCGCACGCCGGCCTCCCGGCTGAAGCCAACGCTAGGTTGCGCCTGGGGGCGGAATCAGGAAATGAGCAAAAGCTTATAAACGCTGGTTCAATAGTGCGGCGGGTGACCACTCCCCACCCTACCCCCTCGGGCGACAAACGGCACGGGGCGGAATTGTGGACACGGCTGAAGGTCTGTGCTTTACTGGATCTCATGAATGACGGCGTCCATTGACAGGGTTTTTGCTGGCGTCGTAGCCGCATAATCCCAAGTCTGGAGCCGTCTTTCAACCTTTTCAGCCTTTCAAACCCCCAAATTTATGCAATCATGGGGTTATCAGAGAAAATTGGGCCATTAAGGTGCCCGATGACGTATTCTTGCCAAAGTGAGCCATTCGACAAGACGGACATGAAGCTTTGGATTGAGAGGTGTCTGGAATACCATGAAGAAGTGATCTGATATGATGGTCACGTGCGCTTAATGACTGTCTGGTAGCAGTGAAAGTGTCGCTATAGTTATGGATCCAAAAATAGAAAATGTTTACTTCAAAGATCGCCGCGGAGAAGTCCGTGGACCGTTTGAAGTCTACAACGAAGATCCAAAGTTCACGATTCTTAATAATAATAGCGGGCCATGGGATCACGTCTTCAGGGGGCATACCCTCGTACGCCACCTTTCCAATGGAAGGATTGAAAATCGCCACATCTTCGCTGTAAGTTGGTACGGAGCTATAATGTTCCCATCACTTGAGATCATTGCCCCGAAACAGGTCGTTAAGCCTGGTTCGGAAAAGCGCTTTGCGCGCGATAGAGCGTTTTCGTGGAATCCGACTGCAGAAGAAATGCCACCTATACTCGATTTTCGTCCTGGCACAACTATCATGGGTGGCCGCGACAGTGGTTTTTACGATAGCGAGGGGATCATAATTGAAGCTGAACATACAGGCGGAGACCCAAAGCGGGAAGAGGACTGGTTGTTTCGAGTCATTGCAAAGACTACTGATGGGGAATGGCTGGGGCCCTACTGGATCCTTCTCTGTGATGTTGGGTTCCCGATTACTGAGCCGGAATGGTTATGGGAATTCCCCTTGGAGCCAAGCAAGCCGATCGACGAACTCCTGGCAGCCGGAGAGCAGGAACTTTTTGAGTACTTCGCAAGTCACCCGAAAGAGCTAGTGAACCTTAGCCCGCGACGTTTCGAAGAGTTAGTTTTGGCGATATACCGAAATCTGGGCTTTGCGACCGAGAGAGTAGGTGCCTGGAATCAGCAAGATGGTGGGGTGGATTTACTTGCGGTTTCGAGAACGGAGGCGGGAACGGAATTTCGGATCGCGATCCAATGCAAGACTTCGGGGCGGAAAATATCGGCACGACCGATTCGTGAGCTGGCCGGAGTACTTGGTGTTTTTCACGCACACCAAGGCGTCGTTGCGACGACCTCAGCATTTACTGGACCTGCGAGAAAGGAGGTCGAGGGGTCGCTGTGGCAAATTTCACTGCAAGACAAAGACGACTTATATAGACGTATTTTATCGATTCTTGTACCAGATTTGAAATTATGACATGCCTTCCATCAAATGTTTGAATGACCCATCTCAAGGGACCCCATGAGCCTGCTAACCCTTGCCCTCAACACCCCGCACATACGCGCCACGGCCGCCGTCTCAGCTACCTCCCCGGACCGGACGAGTCCATCGATCCAGTAGGCGAGGGCGAGATTCCGGGCCCGGCGAGACGCCCAGTCCTGCCCCTGTCGTTCGGCCTTGGCCCTGGGGGTGCGGACCAGGTCACCCCGCAGCCTAGCGCGGTATCACTCGATTTCTTCTTCAGCCAACCCGACAACTGACGTATCGAGCTCCAATTGTCGATTCAGCCACGCCTCCCGGGCGGCGGGGTCGTCTTTGATGGCTCTTTCGATCGCCAACGTCTCGCGGTAGTCCCGGGCTTCAGCGGCCATAGTCCATTTACACTCGAGACCCAGAGCTTCGATCTCCTGACGGATATCGGCGATGGTGGCCCGGAAGAACTCCTTCCGATAATTTACCTTGTTGACTTGCGCAAGCGCGAAATGGCGGTGCAGGCGAGTCTCCAGCGTTGGCGCGTCATCAGAAAGAATCATGGCGTGCACGTCGAAATCGAACGGAACACTTGAATCGCCGAGTTCGCGTACTCGATCCAGGGGTTCAAGTCTGCGCGTCAGGCCAATTTTGAAGACATCGTCCCCGAAAGAGCCAATGTTGGAAATGATATAGACGTGGCCGCGGCGGGTTTGCTGGGCCATCGAAATTGCACGCTGATTGCGCTCTTCCGTTTCAAGGAGCTTCGCCGTCAGCTCTGCCAGCTTCTGCTCGAATGCCGCGCGCTGTTCAGCATTGGCGTGTGCAACCTGCTCCTGTGCCTTGGCCATGGCCTTACGTAGCATATCCTCTTCCTTGGCTGCGTCGCGAATGGCTCGCTCGAATTCCTTGCGGGCCTTTTCCTCTTCGCGCAGTTGCTCTCGTACGCGGCGCTGCTCCTCGCGCTCCTCGAGCTTCAGCTGCTGTGCCACCGCCGCCCATCTCAGCTCATCGAGTCGGGCAGCCAAGTACTGATCGGTGATGTGTGCGTCGCGGAATGCCTTGCCGTTGAGGTTGACAACAGTGAAGGCATCCCGGATTTCCTGGGAAAGCGTACCGGCGTTGTCATGGCGGACGCGAGAAAGGATCGAATCTACCTTGCCATTGAAAGCGTCGGTAACGAAGGCGATGGCAGTTGTTCGACGGTTGTCCTCAACGTATGAACACGAGGCGGCTGTGTCGCTGCGAATCATTGACCGTGTCACTTTGCGGGCGTTCTTGAGGGCTTCTCCAGCCTCGGTGTAGCCAAATTCCTCGGCAAGGTCATCAAGAAGGCTAATGCTCGGGATGAGGTATGCATCCCCGTAGCCGTCGACTATGTTCTTCATAGCGCGCGCTGCCTTTTCGTATAGGGCGGCGTTGTTCATTGCCTTATAGGCCTCTCCAGCGATCTGCTCCGCGTTTGCATGGGCGTCGGAAATAATCTTGGTGGCCTGGGTCGCGGCGCAATCCAGAGCAGATTGGGCATCGTCTTTCATTGTCTTGGCCTGCTGGCGCGCGTGGGACAATGCCGTCATTGCTTCTGAGGCAGCCAAGGTTCGTTCTGATTCTGCATTTGCGAGAATCTCCGCAGCTTTTGCGGAAGCATCGACAATACCGCGATATTGAGATAGGGTGGCGACTTCAGATAGAGCCTTTGACAAATTCTCGTTGGATTGCTGCAGTGAAGATTCAAGTTCCTGTGTTTTCGCTGTGGCCTGGGTTAAGTGGTCCTTGGCCTCGCGTAGAGCCGCGGCGCGATCGCGCGACAGTTTTGTCTGTTGAACAAGTCGATTGCCCAACACCGCGATAGCAACGATGAAGATGACAAGGAGAGCGTAGGCAAGATTGGTGATCATGTAGTACCTGCCATGTTTAGCATCTGAAACGCTTTAGGAACGACCCGCTTTCGGGCATAATCGCATGTGGCGTGATTCGAATCGTTATGGGAGCTTACGGTATAAGGGCGCCGCCGTCAGCAAAATCTTGCTTAGGGAATTGGGAGAACGATTGCCCAAGATTTGCTGGGCCGGTCTGACAGGCGGGCGGGGACGAGATGAGGCTGTTCACGAGCGCCCGCTCCTGCTGCTCTCCCGCTTGTTCCAGCAATGCCACGATAGCAGAAACCCGCGCCCTGCTCACCCCACACATCCTTGCCACGGCCGCCAGGTCCGCCACTTCCCCAGAGCGAACCAGCCCGTCGATCCAATAGGCCAGCGCCAGGTTCCTGGCTCGGCGTGCCGCCCGGTCCTGACTCTGCCGCAGCTTGGCTCGACCCACGGACACAGACGTCGGCTCAGGGCGCGTCCTGGCACCGCGACCTTGACCTCGACCCTCAGGGCCGCGGAGCGGACCGCCAGGTTGAGTGGCATACTAGGTTTCTATGCGCGAGACCGGGGGGTACGGGAACTCAAGTGCTAGCCCCTCCCAGTCTAGCACCCAGACCCGCCGAAAGGGACCCAATCCGCGTTCACGAAGGAGTTTGACTAGGGCATTTAAATACTGACGATCGTGACCCCAAGCAAGTCCTCCAAAATGTGCCAGAAGCTCGATGGGGCAGTCGGTTTCGTAAAACTTTGAGAGCTTCGAAGAAAAGGCCGCCATCGGTACGGTCGGGTCGAAACTGCCACCAAGGTTGAAGTTCACGGCGCCCGGGTCATTGAGCCGCCCGGCGAAGCATACCTTTATGACCGCGCCAGCGACAGTGGGCGAGAATGAAACGAACTCATCGTTAGTCGGTGTCGCCGACAGTAGTTCTATAAGGAGAGCCGGTAGTATGGTCTTGATTCTGACTAGGGAGGCCTCGGGCCTGAAGTAGAACCTAAGAGGTCTGTTGACGAAGCGGCGTTCGAAAGAATTGCGCGACGGTGCATCAAGCCCGTTGTATGCATCCATGATTGCGTTGTGGATTCGCTGGGCAGAGAACATGAACCGCGCATTGGCAGGATTGCAGATCTCGACCAACTCAAAGGCCACGGAGCCACCCGTTGCCAAACCGCATCGTACGTCAGGTTCTGGTGGAAACCGCTTCTCGATAGTCGCAGGCAGAACTGGGAGCCCCGCAATCTCAACGAAGTGGCGGAATATTCTAATTTCGTCTTCAGATTGATCAACCATGAAAGTACTGGCCACCTAACTGGCGTTCGGCCGCTCCACGGATACTGAGTTCAAGGTCGAAACGCGTCTGGATACCTTCGGGTCGCTCAAGTAGCCGGTCGCGGTATTCCGCCGGTAGCGCGGATTGGACCGAACTCTCAAATCGCATTCACAATGGAGACTCGACGTGCCAACCTGCGTTCCGCGCGAAAGACTAGTCCAGATAGCTTCGAGTGGGCAGCAAGCGTACATGACAGGGCAGCCGCTGTCCAGTCGGAGGTCAGTGCAGTCCGGTGGGGGCATTCGAAAGGGTTCGCGGGTTGCCGCGCTCGGCAGGTCCGATATCGTGGCAGCTCTGTGGTAGGTGGTGTTGCCGCGCGAGCGGCCGCAGAGGCGCGTCGCCCTGGTCAGGTACCGGAGACGGGGCAAAGTGAAGCAGGGTTGGCGGGTCTGTCTGCGAGAATCCAATCCTGAACCCTCCGTACCGGCAGGAAGTGCATGCCGCAGAGCTTTTGTCAGGCGCGCCCGGGAGACTCGGCTTAGCTTTGCGGCGGACGTCAGATCGGCCACCTCCCGCTCCTGACCAGATGGTCGATCCAATAGGCCAACGCCAAGTCCCTGGCCCGGCTGGCGGCTCGGTCTCTCATACCGCTTCAAAACCCCTCCATTTCCTAATAACGCATGAATTAGGCTGAGCCTCGAAGCGATTTCGGTCTGAATGAATTGTCAGAGCCTGCGCTCGCCAAGGTTAGCTCTCGGGTATAAGGTCGCCGAAGGCCCACAAAAAGGTTCCGAATATAGTTGCGGAATAGACGATGTGCATGAGGCGCTGTTTCAGGGTAATGCCGCTGCTAAGCTTGCGCGTGAATTTTTCTGGGTTTGCGAACATGTAACCCTGCAGAAATACCGCCATTCCAACTAAAGTGCCTCCGATCCGACCGGGCCAACCAATGTCTCCGACAAGGGATGTGAGTAACGAAGCAAGACCAAAGCTGCCAAAGACGAGCAGCGCAGAAAGAATGGCGCTGTAGATCATTGCGAATGCTCCCTGTGGGCTCGATCGTTGACGATCAACCACCGTCGAGGGTGGGCGGCTGAAACGGCAGGGATGGCGTCGCCGCCTCCCCGGGATAGGCATGTAACCAAAGCTCGATTGGCGATAGACCAGCAAAGCTCTCGGCTACAAGTCGTACTAGCTTAGCGGCCTTGTCAACTTCATACCCGTACAGCAAGTAGATCGCGCGCTCGTAACCGACCTTAGTACGAAACAGGGATAACTTTCTCAAGTCGTCCTCGATCCCGGAGCGTTTCGCATTGGATGATTTAACCTCTATGATTATTTTGTTGCCGGCCATGTGCCCTGGCTGATGGACAAGAAGGTCAGGTTTAGCAAAATCAGCACCGAGTTTCTTAAGGATTGGGTGGGCGGCTTTATCGAGTTCACCATTCAGGCAATACTGTGTGTCTGCCGGCCATAAGCACCGGAGTTGGTGGTACAGTTCATAGCAGTACACCCGCTCCCGATAGACCGGATCACCTCCGTCCAGCTCAATATGAAAGTAAAGCGGGGCAATCTGCTTAGTAGAAACCTTGAGAAGATCCGTGAATTCGTGCATTGGTTCTCCTTGAATGCCTAACCAGGGCCACCCGGATCCATATATTGTAAGAATTCCGCGACGCAACCCGTGCAGTGGAATCAATGGGTGCCGGTAGTGGCTGATATTCTATTCCCATGAGGGGCTTCCGAATGCGGCGGATGGTACACCAGTTGGCCGGTAAGGTAAAGAAGAGATGGAATGAAGGGCGAATTTGGAGGGCGCTGCCAATTTCTTCAGGGGGGCGCGACTACCGACAAGTTTCTCCTGTTCTGCTGCAGGTATCCCCAGCATCCCCACGACATTGCTGACCCTCGCCCGAGATACTCTGCACATTCTGGCCACGGCCGCCAGGTCTGCGACCTTCCCGGACCGAACGAGCTCGTCGATCCAATAGGCGAGCGCGAGGTTCCTGGCCCGCCGTGCCGCCCGGTCCTGCCGCTGGCGCTCAGCTTTGGCCCCGGGGGCCGGCTTGGGGGCGGGGCGGCGGCCAGCCAGCTGGACCTTGAACTCGACCCTCAAGGCATCGTCGTTCACCGTAGTGCCTCCTGTGCCTTCGCCACCTCGTCGGCCAGCGAGCGGATTCCGGTGGGTTTGAAGGTGATGGCCAGAGTTCCTGCAGTGGCGTCGAAGTCGATCCTTTCGATCAGCAGGTTGATGACCCGTTCCTGCTCCCGGGGGAACAGACAGCCCCAGACCTCATCGAACAGGGCAAGGCTGCGGGCGAGGTGCCGCTTGTCGATGGTTTGGTCTCTCAGGACAGCAAGCTCCCGTGCGATTTCCTCGAGGCGGGCCTGGATGCGCCCGATTTGCTCTCGGTCCTCATCCCGCCCCGTGTCAATCAGCCTGGCCAGTTCTCGGTCCAGCCTCCGCTGTTCGGCAGCCAGCTGGGGTGTGCGGCTCTTCTGGATGCTGCGAATCTGCTCCAGAGTCCCGGCAACCAAGTCGGGGTCCCTGCCGATGGCCTTGATCCGCGCCACCACGGCATCCTCGATCTGCTGGGCCGGCAGGGAGGGATGCGGGCACAACTTCCAGCCGTTGCGCGTGGCGTTGGTGCAGACGTAGTACCGGAACGCCCGGCCATTCTTGCGGGTCACACTCGGCGACATGGCGCAGCCGCAGGCCGTGCAATGCAGCAGGCCGCGCAGGAGATGCCCGTAGCGGTTCTTGGCTTTCGCCCCACTGCTGACGTTGTTCTGGGCGAGCAGGGCTTGGACGCGGTCGTAGAGGTCCACAGGGACGATCCCGGGGTGCTCGCCGTCATAGATTTGCCCGTGGTGGGACACCCGGCCCACGTACAGCGGATTGCCGAGCAGCCTGGACAGGTTGGACTTCTGGAACGGCACGCCCTCGTGGAACGTCCCTCCCTTCGTGGCCCAGGACTTGGTCCGCCAGCCGCGGCGGTTGAGCTCCCGGGCCAACAGCTGCAGTGACCTCAGATCCAGGTAAAGGGTGAAGATCTGCCGGACTGTCTCGGCTTCCTCCTCGTTCACCACCAGCCGCCCACCGCCGGGGTGGACGTCGTAGCCCAGGACCGGGAAACCGCCGGTCCATTTCCCCTTCTTGCGGGCCGCGGACATCTTGTCCCGGGTCCGGTCGGCGATCATCTCCCGTTCGAACTGGGCGAAGCTGAGCAGGACGTTCAGCATCAGCCGCCCGCTCGA